AAATATCAAGATTAACAACTCTAGAAGATCGTCAAGTGGCTAAATTAGCACTAGCAGCCTTAGATCGTGAAGCAAGTGGTAATCCAAGATTCACTCTCAACATAGCCGAATTGCCAACATATTACAGTGGCAACACTGTAGTGGATAATTCAAATCCAGATGGGTTAATAGAAGGCAGACCCTGGACATAATTTATGACAATCATCACTGGTCCACAACCAAATCAGTCGCCGAGAACTAACACGACAAACTACTGGCATCCACAAGAAACTAATCTGCTGAATTTACATAAGGCATTAGAATACAATATTGCAGGTCAACCAGTTCTACGAACACAATTCGCCGCAACGGCAACAGATGCATTTGGACGATTTAGAACTTCCGATCCATACACTCTATTTGATAGCACCCTGCGTTATGGCGATGATACCAGAGTATGGGATACCGCACTATCTGGATCTGGATCAATTACTCACTTAATAAATCAAAGTACAATGGCGATGGATGTCACTACTGCATCTGGCGATAAAGTAGTTCGTGAAACAAAAAGAGTTTTTTTATATCAACCTGGTAAAAGTCAACTTACAATAAACACTTTTGTTTTCAATGAAGGCAAAGAAGGCTTAAGGCAGAGAGTAGGACTATTCGGTGCTCGTAACGGTATATTTTTAGAACGTGATGGCACAACTACTTACATTGTTAAACGTAGTTACATCACTGGATTAGTTAATGATATTCGTATTGCTCAGACAGATTGGAACAATGACAAACTGGATGGTTCTGGAACAAGTACAGTAAATCTTGATTGGACCAAAGTTCAGATAATGTGGGCAGATGTAGAATGGCTGGGTGCAGGTAGCATAAGAATAGGATTCGTTATAGATGGTAAATTTGTTCTGGCACATACAATAAATCACGCCAATATATTAGACAGTGTATATATGACCAGTGCTACACTGCCTCTAAGATATGAAATAGAAAATCTTACAGAAACAAGCGGCAATAGTAGACTAAAGCATATTTGTAATACAGTTATTTCAGAGGGTGGTTCAACACCTAGAGTTAGTCCTAGAGCAATTTCTACACCATTAACTGGTACCAATTTATCCAATACATCTTTCACCCCCATTATAGCACTACGTCTTAAATCAACTCAAATTGATGGTGTAACAGTGCCCTCGAATGTAAATTTATATGGACTTCAAAACGCAGCATATAGATATCAAATATTAAACGATGTTACCTTAACTGGAGGCACGTGGGTTAGTGCCTCTAGTGAAAGTCACGTTGAATATAACATAACTGCTACTAGTTATACTGGTGGTAGAAAAATGTTAGAGGGCATATTTGGCGGTAGTCAGAGTGGTGCGTTACAGCCATTTAACATGATATTAAAAGATTTTAATAGCAGTTTGCAACTTACACGAAGAATTGATGGAACTCAAGAAGTATTTCTACTAGCCGTTCAGGCCACAACGAACAACGATGATTGTGTCGCAAGCATGATTTGGGAAGAATACAACTAATCCTCTAGTATAACAAAAAATTTGTTAGTTTTCGATCTTTGTACTAAAATAGTGTGATGCTTAATACTGTCATCAGCGACTATACCATATCTTTATTGCCAAGAAAACAAAAATCATCCCAAAGTGGATGGCTAAGTTTCAATGCGCCCTGCTGCCATAACAATGGTCATAATTCGGACACCAGAAGCCGCGGCGGTGTACTAGCAGAAACAGATGGCAAAATAAGTTATCACTGTTTCAACTGTGGATTTAAAACCAGTTATGTACCTGGCAGAACCTTAAGTTTCAAATACAAAAAATTACTTAACTGGCTTGGCGCAGGTGAAAATGAAATACAAAGACTAACTCTTGAAAGTGTTAGATTAAAAAATACTATACTAATAGAAAATCCTGTTGCTGTTCAGGAAGAGTTTTCATTTGAATCCCGACAACTGCCATCCAATGCCATAAACATTATTGATGCTGTAATCGCTAGTGGTGAAAATGTATCAGAAGATCTAGCAAACGCAGTTAAGTATGTACATGACAGATGCATAGACTTGAGTAAATATAATTTTTTCTGGTCACCTAATATCGAGAATAAATTAAATCATAGAGTCATTGTTCCTTTCTACTACAAGAATCAGATTGTAGGATATACGGCTAGACTTACCGATACCACAACAAAGATCAAAAAGTATCATAGCGATCATCCAGGACATTTTGTTTTCAACCTTGATAATCAACATAAAGATAACAAAATTGTTTTAGTAGTTGAAGGACCATTTGATGCTATGAGTATTGATGGTGTTAGTACTCAAACTAATGATATATCAGAGCAGCAGGCAGATATAATAGAATCTCTTGACAAGAATGTTATAGTAATTCCTGACTTTGATAAACATTATAATAAGCAAGGTCGTGAAGTTTGGCCAGGTGAAGTTACTATAAAGCGTGCATTAGAATATGGATGGAGTGTAAGTTTCCCTGTATGGAGGAATGATTGTAAAGATGTAAATGATGCTGTAATTAAGTATGGAAAATTATTTACTCTAAAATCAATTCTAGATGGTGTAGAATCTAATCCTATAAAAATACAAATATTAACAAAAAAGATAAAGCATGAGCAGTAAAGATTACGATGTACCTATTCAAAAGTTATTTCTGGAAATGATGTTACAAAATCCAGAAATGTATGTTCGTGTTCAAAACATATTTAATCCAGAAAACTTTCATAAGAGTCTAAAGACATCAGCCAATTTCATAAAAGATCATACTAGTAAATTCAGCACATTACCTAACCTGCAACAAATCAAAGCAGTTTCTGGTCAAGATTTTCAAGAGATACCTGATCTTAATTCCAATCACTATGATTGGTTTATGTCTGAATTTGAAAGTTTTACTAAAAAACATGAATTAGAGCGTGCTATTCTTAAAGCAGCAGACATGATCGAAAAGGGAGATTTTGACCCAGTTGAAAAATTAATCAAAGATGCTGTTCAGATTAGTTTGACTAAAGACATGGGAACAGACTACTTTGCTGATCCCCGTGCCAGATTGTTAAAGATTAAATCTAACAATGGACAGGTAAGTACCGGCTGGCCCACTATGGACAAGCGATTGTTTGGTGGCATGAATCGTGGCGAGTTAAACATTTTTGCTGGTGGATCTGGTAGTGGTAAAAGTTTGTTCATGCAAAATATAGCAATCAACTGGGTCACGCAAGGTCTTAATGGTGTTTATCTGACTCTTGAACTTAGTGAAGAACTGAGTGCCATGCGTATGGATAGTATGATTGCTGGCGTATCAACAAAAGAAATATTTAAAGATTTAGATGACTTAGAAATCAAAGTAAGGATATTTGGTAAGAAATCAGGCAAATTGCGTATCAAGTATATGCCTGCACAAAGCAATGTTAATCAAATTCGTGCGTATTTAAAAGAATTAGAAGTACAAACAGGAGAACGTATTGATTTTATCATGGTAGACTATCTTGACTTGATTATGCCGGTAAGTGCAAAGGTAAGTCCTAGTGATCTATTCGTAAAAGACAAGTATGTAAGTGAAGAATTGAGAAATCTGGCAAAAGAACTGAATGTGTTATTAGTTACAGCATCACAGTTAAATAGATCGGCGGTTGAAGAAATTGAATTCGATCATAGTCATATCAGTGGTGGTATTTCTAAGATCAATACAGCAGATAATGTGTTTGGTATTTTTACTAGTCGTGCGATGCGTGAGCGTGGACGATATCAAATTCAACTGATGAAGACTCGTAGTAGTAGTGGTGTTGGTACAAAAATAGATCTAGACTACAATATTGATACTCTACGAATTACTGATCCAGGCGAAGATGCACAAGGAACACCTGGCAATGTTAAGCCACAAATAGGAAGTATTATGAGTTCAATCAAAGTGAAATCAAATGTAGATCAAGAAACGGGTGAAATTAAACCACCAGAAGCAGTGGCACAAAGTACTAAGTTAAGAAGTTTACTTAATGATTTAAAATCAAACAAACATTGATTTATTTTTTAGTAGTTCAAATAAATACATTAATATAATTATTAACTTGGAGTTATATTTTGCAAAGAAAAACTCGTAGTATTTTGGAAGAATTAGATTCACTTAAAATCCAAAAAGATAAAAATGCTATTATAGAATCTAGAGCGCAACATGTAATTCAAGGTGCAATTAATTTGATTAATTTTATCAAAGAAAATTATAGCAATGAACAGGCTGATGAATTGGAACGCAGATTGCTCAATAGTATTAGAAATCAGGATTCAACTAAATTTTCTCGTGGTATAAAAAGGATCCATAATGAAAGTAAGTAAAAT